ATGTGATACATAGTAATGCTAAATACAAATATGTCCGATATGAATCAACGGTCTATGTGTATTTGATCATCAGTCCTCTAAACCCTCTAATATTACCATTCAATCGCTCAATTCGATTACGATATTGATTGAGCATAGTCATTTCTTCGGTTGGTCGGTGATGACTCATCTGTGAGGAAGATCTTGTTCTTTTTGGTTTTGAGATGAGATGTATCTTATGTTTGTGCTCTATCTGGTCAATAGATCTGCGGCCTGCAGATCCTGAATCAGCCAAACAATTCAAACCAGTCAGATCTGTCATGGATACATCAATGGTCTCTGGTCAGATTTGAGCATCATGAATGTGAGCACCAACCACATGTACGGCATGTGTGACTAAATTTTGGTCACAGATCAAAGACATTTTGAGTCCTTTTCTTCCTCGATCAGTTGGGTTTCTTCCTAATCCTTGTGATCCGTCCATGGATTTCACAGTGAATGTATCAGCAATTACGAAATCATTCTTACCTAAGGTAGTATTTTCAACAATCAATTCTCGATACAGTTGTTCTAGTATTTGGTATTTAGCAATCAAATTAAAATAATAGTAATATGTGCTTTTTGCAATCCCGAACTGGTTTTTAATGTAGGACATCTTCAGACCATTATCAGTCATAAAAAACATACCATTGAGGACTTGCTTCAAATCAATGGTTCTTTTCCGACCACATGTTGCTTTTTGTGCTGTTCAATCACATCCGAAATCCGCTGATTGAAGGTAGATTTTCAGTGATCAAACGTATCTTTATAGAATTTGGTTGAGGATAATTTTGAGAAACTATCGAATAATCTCTTAAAATCAAACATTGAATCTGATTTTAAGCAAGAATATAAAATACAAATTATTTTAATCTTTTTAACGAAGATCGTATTTCTGGACACCCTCTAAAATAATCAGATACTACATTGATAGATATGACTCAAAATGATTTACTGGAAAGAATAGTAAATCACTTTTGAATTTTTTTACCAATGTTGTATTTCTGGACACCCTCTAAGAGAATTTGACAATGAAAAAGTTTTGATCGCAGAATTATCACAAATTGAAGAAACAATCACGAAGGAACGAGCGAAATTACCACCTGATCCTTCAAAAGATCTTAACTTTTCCATCAATGTTGTCCGGATGCTAAACGATTGATGGATGATCCTGACACATTATTTGATACAGGTACAAACCAAAACGAATCCACTGCAGCCATAAAATGTGCTCCACGCACGAATCGCGATGAATATGGTAGATTATATTGGAATTGGGTATCTCCACATGAATGGGAAAAAGGATGGAAAGATACTCCAGAAGGCAAGAAATTCGCGAATCAAAATCCATCCAAAACTTAACAGATAAAACGAGGACAATACATAATAAAATTGACTGGTTACACTGGGCATCGTCTGTGATTGCGACCAAATCATTGGTCCTTGCGGCGCAAGGAATTGATTTTATTGAGCATCTTATTGCTCCACCCGCAACGGAAAATCGAAGACACAGTCAACTCTCAAGGAGATGACGTGATACCGAGAGACAAATCTATTCACTCTTATTGCCAATTGTTTTTTCAGAGTATCCGCGTATCACTAAACCTGAGGGGGAAAAACGATGTTGTTAGATTCCATATTTCCAGAGATGATACACGAGACTACTCAGAAGATGGAAAAACTCTTGTATTTACAGTGAATACGGGGTCAGGTAGCAAAACCGCGTATGGGCTCATTTATCCACAAAGTAATGAATTTTGGGTCAGAAAACCATATCATGCGAGAAATACCACTGATATCGATCAAGCCTATAGCGACTTATTGTTTTCATCAGTTGTCTCAATATTTGAGGCCATCGCAAATGGTCCGGAAAGGTATTTTCTGAAACAGGTAAAAAACACGGTATGTGTATGTTTTGTGGTCGAGAATTATCTGATGCTGATTCTATTGCACGTGGATATGGTAGAATTTGTGGCGGAATAATAAATTGGAATCAACATTAACCACGGAAATTTGGATGCTGACGTGACCCCATTACAGCCAAATGATCCGCTTGTTGATTACCGAGACTGTGTGGTGACTGATCTCCAGTATGTGACATCACATGATGTAATTTATAATGTTTTCGATTAGGATAGTAGAGTTCTGACAACATCTTTAACAAGTCAATATTTTTGACTTGTTTTCCGTTCCATTTGGTCCACTCATTTGCCATCCACTTTGGCATCCATTTTTCCAGGCAATTGATCGTATATTCACTGTCAGTGTAGATATGAAAAATATAATTTGATTCTGTATTATCCTCCATTATTTGTGCTAAGGTTTTCATTGTGCGGGCCAAGGCATACAATTCAGTCTTTTGATTGGTCGGAATACTGTGTGTGAATGGTTCTGAAATATTCTTTGGATCATCGGGTCCAAAATAGACACCTATACCACCACATGCAAATTTTTTACCATTATTGAATGTACTCCCGTCACAATAGACACATTGTATAATATCTGGTGTCTTCTCCTGTTGAGAGACCGCTACAAGATCTGGGTCTTTTCTGTGAGATTTCACAGTGATAATAATCGGTCTCTTTTTGACAAATTGATCCATAGTGATCCTTTTTGACATTTATTTAATAATATAAAAATAAATAAATATTATCAATCAAATTTTGATCTCCAATAGTCATGATGGATCCGATCAAGATTTATACCAAATTGTGATTTAATATGATGGATCACAACCACACTTACAGAAATTATAGAGATGGTAGGTAAAACTAACATTTCATAAAATATCATATAATATATATTAGCTCGATGAAGAACCAGGCGTTGTTTATTCAGTTATTCTACAAAGCATACTGTATGATAATGATAATACATATAAAAACAAGGGTGTGATTTACCAATCAGGTTATCTGTCCAAGGCTTCAAATTTTGCCTCAACGATGGTCCACAACTGTTACCTGAATTGATTTTAGACCCAGAGAAGGAGAAACCTAAATTATTTATGACACGGACCCAATTAAATACACTAATTACTGATGGTATTGCTGCACGTCAATACTGGATTGATCCAGATCCAGATCCAGATCCAGATCCAGATGTTGATGATCATGCGGTGGAAAATGAACCTGAGCTTCACTCGTTATGTATGACCCACAGATTTGCCCGTTATGCGTCAGTAGCTGTACCCTATTATCAATCATTAGATCTCATAAAATGCCAACAATTTATGTACAGTGGACCGTTTCAGGCTTTATTGGTCGAATTATTTGAAAAAGATATTGGATGGTCAAGACGAGGCTCATGTTTATATCATATTGAAGATATTCTCATTGAAAGTAATCCATTAGGGCATTTGTTGGGTGATGGAGTAGGTTTCGGATATAATGTTGATGATGATAACCTATTTGATATATTGGATTTCATTTATACAAGAAAGGCAACTGTATCATTATCAAGACGTGAAAGGCGCAACCAGATGAAAAAAATTCGACGAGATATGAAATCTCATCTCTGCCAAAAATTCCAAAACCAACAGGTCCATTTATACGTCCAGTAATACCTGCCAATGTTGAACAACCAAAACGTGTTATGATCCGACAACCATGAGTGATTCAGATCTCGAAGAATATTTACGTGATCCAAATAATTTGATCGTTATGGTCAAGAGGCAAGCTGGTTATGTAGCTGAATGTATGACTTTTGATCGAATCAGAAATCTTATGAAAGATAGTCAAAATATTTTTTTATGAATGTCAAGAACCACCTATCCATTTGAATCTTATGCAAGAGCAGCAGATCATATTATGTTGGTTAGATTACCCTCACAAGTGGTGGTATTTTAGAGGGTGTCCAGAAATACAACATTGGTAAAAAATTCAAAGTGATTTACTATTCTTGACAGTAAATCATTTTGAGTCATATCTATCAATGTAGTATCTGATTATTTTAAAAATAAATATTTTATTATGATCCATAGATATTTTTATATTTTCTATAAACTTGAAACACACAGAGTGACACCAAATGAGATAATCTGTGGATGTTTACTTATGGACGAACAATTGATAACCTGTGATACATAGTAATGCTAAATACAAATATGTCCGATATGAATCAACGGTCTGGGTGTATTTGATCATCAGTCCTCTAAACCCTCTAATATTAACATTCAATCGCTCAATTCGATTACGATATTGATTGAGCATAGTCATTTCTTCGGTTGGTCGGTGATGACTCATCTATGAGGGAGATCGTGTTCTTTTTGGTTTTGAGATGAGATGTATCTTATGTTTGTGCTCTATCTGGTCAATAGATCTGCGGCCTGCAGATCCTGAATCAGCCAAACAATTCAAACCAGTCAGATCTGTCATGGATACATCAATGGTCTCTGGTCAGATTTGAGCATCATGAATGTGAGCACCAACCACATGTACGGCATGCGTGACTAAATTTTGGTCACAGATCACAGACACTTTGAGTCTTTTTCTTCCTCGATCAGTTGGGTTTCTTCCTAATCCTTGTGATCCGTCCATGGATTTCACAGTGAATGTATCAGTAATTACGAAATCATTCTTACCCAAGGTAGTATTTTCAACAATCAATTCTCGATACAGTTGTTCTAGTATGTGGTATTTAGCAATCAAATTAAAATAATAGTAATATGTGCTTTTTGCAATCCCGAACTGTTCTTTAATGTAGGACATCTTCAGACCATTATCAGCCATAAAAAACATACCATTGAGGACTTGTTTCAAATCAATGGTTTTTTTCCGACCACATGTTGCTTTTTGTGCTGTTCAATCACATCTGAAATCCGCTGAATGAAGATAGATTTTCAGTGATCAAACGTATCCTTATAGAATTTGGTTGAGGATAATTTTGAGAAACTATCGAATAATCTCTTAAAATCAAACATGGAATCTGATTTTAAGCAAGAATATAAAATACAAATTATTTTAATTTTTTTAATGAAGATCGTATTTCTGGACACCCTCTTAATCTTTTTAACGAAGATCGTATTTCTGGACACCCTCTAAAATAATCAGATACTATATTGATAGATATGACTCAAAATGATTTACTGGAAAGCATAGTCAATCACTTTTGAATTTTTTTACCAATGTTGTATTTCTGGACAACCTCTTAAAATCAAACATTGAATCTGATTTTAAGCAAGAATATAAAAATACAAATTATTTTAATCTTTTTAACGAAGATCGTATTTCTGGACACTCTTATTGACAAGTAATGTCAAATTAGTTGGACCGACAATCAATGGGAAAATAACACCACATGTCCAATCATATCTATTTATGATGGACTATGAATGTGCCAATTTTTTGTTGAATAAAAATTCTTCAAAGTATACACTTCTAGAGATGATGTAATTATTCACCAAGAAATTGCTATGAGTCAAATAGTATTAAATAATGGGTGGAATATTAATTGTTTAATACCAGAATATGCACATTTAAATTATTGTGATAAAAATACACAAATTAGCAGAGAAGACATTCGATTTGCAAAAATATCATTGGTCGCGATATTTGTCCATACGAAGCTATATTCGTCAAATCTAGTTGGGATGATCAAATTGAATCTTTGACAAATCTAAATGCCATTTATGAGGGTGATCGACTTCATTGTAATTTAGTGACTTATGGTATGACAGAAATCAATTCAATTGATGTAACACAAATAATCAAAACACACAAAAAGCTCTCCACGCTGGAAATGAAACCTAATTCACTCTTTGGTGATCCCTATCCAGAAAAGTCAAAATATGTGTACATCTATGTAACAACTCAATCAAAACCAATTATACTGCGAGAACTCGAGAATAAAATTTTTAATCAAATACATTATTATGTATTTGACAATACAATTACTACGTATGTTTACAAATGTGAGATTACAAATTGAACAATCCATTTTCAAATTATTTTAATTCTCATAGAGGAATACATAATTTTATTGTGAACCTAAATTATAGATATTTCATAATACACATGGGAATCACTAAATCAAAGCAACAATATGTCAAAAAAGGTAAACTATTTCAAGATGTCAAGGGTCACATCAAGCCACTTGACTTATTCGTGTACAATTTGAATACAACTGCCGCTGCACAAGATACAATATTTGATCATGTAGGGATCATTGTTACACAAAAATTATTAAATGATATAGCTTTAGACCCTGATCACATATATATTCTTGATTTAATGACGAATGATAATCAAACACAACATCTTAAAAATTATGGTATTAATTTACCTCAATGTATCCAAGTTAGAGAAATGAAACAGATGATTGATGTTTTAGATCGTCGTAATGAAACCGTAATGGCATGGTGTCCATTATATATGAATCCTTATGAGAATGATGTGACTATATCTCTAAGCCGTAGTGTTGGTGAATTAATTCTTAAATTAAAGAGAAATTCACATACTATTAAAAAATGGACACAATGTTATTTTATCTCATATATCTACCAACAATTAGGTATTTTATCTCAATATGTCGATATTACTAATTTGGTGATCAATAACTTAATATATCCTAGTATTGATAAACATATGTCAGGAATCGTGCATTATATTGTACATATGACTTCAAATAAGCATTATTCTCCCATAGAATCATCGATTTATCCACAATTACCACTATTGGATCTGGTTTTAGGAAATTCACAAGAAACCAATGTACCCAATAAAGCACACAGTGATCAAATTCATTCCTATTTGCCAAATTCAGTGACAAACGTGTCTGTGGGACCTCAACCTCAACCTCAACCTCAACCTCAACCTCAACCTCAACCTCAACCTCAACCTCAACCTCAACCTCAACCTCAACCTCAACCTCAACCT